ATATATATTAGTAAGTAAGTAATAGAACTGAGTCTTTAGTAGACTCAGTTCTCTAATTAGTAAGGAGGAATCATGTGTAAGAGTTGCGGATGCGGTAAGAAGCATAAGAAGAAGAAATGAATCGTCCCAGTTGGATACCCCCGGAAAGGAAGGATGCAATGAACGAGTTCTTTAGAAAGATACGACCGCAGATTATTTTAGCTATATTTACTCTGGGACTGGTCAGTACGGTGGCATTAGTGAGGGATGGCGAGCAGTACATAGCTGTGGTAACTGGATGTACTGGTGGTATTATTGCATTAGGAATGAAACTTCTGGACGGGGAATAGGAGTTAAGTATGCCCAAGGTAGGTAAAAAGCATTTCTCATACAGTGCGAAGGGTAAGGCTGCAGCGAAGCGGCACGCCAAGAAGACTGGAAAGAAGATGACTAAGAAGCGTAAGTACTGATGACCACGACTGTTTCACCAGTCTTTGAGATAGTCGAGTTTGAACCCACTGAAGAACAGATAAAAATCCTCAACAGTGACAAGCGGTTCATACTTGTCGCTGGTGGTGAGCAAGCAGGAAAGTCGATGGTGGCATCGAAGTTCCTCTTGCAGAAGTTCCTTGAGGATGAAAGCCCCGGACTCTACTGGCTTGTTGCTGCTGACTATGAGCGTACCCGTGCTGAGTTTGAATATCTAACTCAGGACTTTGCGAAGCTGGGTATACTCAAGGAAGTTACCAAGCGTGTAGACCCCGGGAGAATAGTTCTAGCTGATGGGACACGCATAGAAACAAAGTCTGCCAAAGACCCAAGAACCCTAGCTATGCGTGCGCCTAACGGCATCGTGGGATGCGAGGCTTCACAGTTAGACTTGGAAACTTTCTACAGGATGCGTGGAAGGTGCGCCCCGAAAGCAGGGTGGCTATTCCTCGGTGGTACATTTGAAAGTTCCCTCGGCTGGTATCCGCAGACGTTTACAGCTTGGGAGTCTGGTGTAGGGGATGAACAGTCCTTCTCACTTCCAAGCTACACTAACTTTCATTTGTATCCGGGTGGTAGGGATGATCCTGAAATAAAAAGACTGGAGGCGGTGTCAAGCGATGACTTCTTTATGGAACGCATTGAGGGAAGGCCAGTACCGCCTAGAGGATTGGTATTCAATGAATTTCGGGCATCCATCCACGCCCAAGAAGTTGATTACGTCCCCCACGAGCCTGTTCATATTTGGATTGATCCCGGCTACGCTGGCGGTTATGCTCTGGAGGCGGTACAAATCATAGATGATGTCGTAAGAGTATTCGATGAAATCTATGAGATCGGACTTGTTACCGAGGAAATCATCGAGATAGCTCAGGCTAAACCGTGGTGGCAGGACGTACAGTACGGAGTAATAGACATTGCCGGGACCCAGCATCAGGCTATGCCAGCCCCTGCGGAAGTTTGGTTGAGCAAGACAGGGCTTTATCTGGCATCACAGAAGGTTCCAATCAATGATGGGACAGAGAGATTAAAGAGTTTCTTGAAAGTTGATCCTATATCTGGCTATTCTAGGTTGAGTATAAACTCAACTTGCCGTGGGATACTCTCGGAGTTTGGTGCTGTACCTAATCCTTTCGATGGACAGACGAGAGCCTACCGCTGGAAGGTAGATAGGGACGGGGCTATAGTTGGTAATACACCTGAAGATAAGTATAATCATGGGATAAAAGCACTTATTTATGGTCTTGTTTACCACTTTGGCTACAGTTATGCCGGGGATCGACAGAAGATTAGGGTGAAACACTGGTGAGAAAGACAGCAGATGACATAACAAGACTTGTAGAAGGGCATCGTGAGTCCACTTATCCCTTCCGAGACAGGATGCAGGAAGACTATGACCTGTATATCATGCGTCCATATGACGCTGGTGACGGGTATGAGTCCTATACATCCAACGAACCACGCACTTATGCAGACAAAATCATCTCTTGGATGGCTGCAGCAGAGCTAATAGTACGCATTCCGAACATCGAAGAGCCTAGAGACATGCGTGAGATGAACGATGCCAAGGAAAAATTCCTTGTCGGCATCTTCCGTGCTGCAGATGAGAGGCTCAGAAGGCGTATGCAGCCCTCTCTTAGGGAACAACTGGCTTGGTATATAGCTTTAAGAGGCTGGTATGCTGGCAGATCGCTGCTGCATATAGACTCAAAGGGCAAAACTCAGGTAGATATTACTCCTTGGGACCCCCTTCATACTTACTGGGGCGAAGGAGAGGAGGGTCTTGCTTGGGCTTGCTACAGGATTCATAAGACCAAGGACGAAATACTCCAGCAGTATGGGATTTCTCTGGATGAGCAGGATGATGAGACTCCTATCGAGGTCTATGACTACTATGATGATGAGCATAATATTGTTTGCACTCAGGAAACAATATTAAAGCCAGCCACTCCCCATAATGCAGGTAGAGTTCCTGTGTTTCTGGGCATGGTTGGAGCGCAGCCAATGATACAGAACATTGATGAGACAGCTATCACCGATACGATAGCTGATTACGGTGAATCTGTATTCGCAGCTAACAGGGAGATATACGAGAAGCATAACTTCACCATGTCAGTCATGATGGAGATGGTATCCAGATCAAGGAAGCAGGGTATTGCTATTACTTCCAGAGATGGACAGAAGACTCTCGATGAAGACCCTTACAAGGCAGGAGCTGAGGTAGCTCTTGCACAGGGAGAAAAGATAGAACCTCTCGGACTGATGGAAGTTGCCCGTGAGACTGGTGCTTACATGGGACTTGTAGCTGGTGAACTTCAGCGTGGCTCTATACCGCACACGGTATACGGAGACTTGCAGTTCCAGCTATCTGGATTTGCTATCAATACACTCAGGCAGGGAATAGACAGTGTACTCAGACCAAGGATCACTGCTATGGAAGATGCCTACATGCAGGTATCTCATCTAATATGTGACCAGTATGGCTCAGGTATATATGATCCAATCAGTGTGAGTGGCAGAGATAAGAATAGAATCTATTTCAGTGAGGCAGTGCAGCCCGATTCAATCGGTGAAGCTGGTACTCCTGAGATAAAGATAGTCAGCCAGTTGCCAGAAGACGATATGTCTAGGATGTCTATGGCTCAGATGGCTAGAGAGGGTCCGACCCCATTGCTATCAGATATGTATGTGAGGGATAAGATACTCGGACTGCAGGATGCAGACTCACTGGAAGACTCTATCAAGGAGCAGATGGCAGAGAGAGTTCTGCCAGAGGCATCACTGTGGACATTGCTGTCTGCAACAGAGAACCGTGGCAGATCAGACTTGTCCCAGTTCTACTATGGAGAACTGATGCACTTACTTCAGCAGAAGCAGATGATGAGGCAACAAAGCATGATGCCTCAGCAGCCAATGCAGGGAGGAGGGCAGGAAGGTGGACCGCCTACGGCTAACCCACAGGTTATGCCTAATGCAATGATGGGAGTACCGCCTCCTACGCCTACGCCACAGGGAGGACCTAATGTACCTCCGGGGCAGCCAAGACCGGGAGCGCAGAGTCCAGAAGAACAACTTAGAAGAATTGGATTACTCGGACCAGCAGGATAATGGGATTTACAAGAATAGAAAAATCAGGTGGTGCTATCAGGGTCATTGAATCAGATTCAGATGGCGTCGAACTAAGCTCATCCATAATTCCTTCATTTAATGAAATGACAGGAAAAGATGTCAGTACGAAGTACATAGAAACACGTAACAGAAATGAAATAGGAAATATTTGGAATAATGAATCTCAATCAAAAGTAGGTCAGGAAGGTGCTACGTTTTCTGATATACAGAATGATGTGGCAGCTCGTTACAACATTGAACCTAAAAGAATAGCATCTGGCATTCATGACTTTCCTCTACCTGAATGGTTAAATCCGTTCTCTGGAGGAGATGGAGAAGGTACGTTTACTGCTGGTCCTGCTGACCCTCCTCCTGAACCTCCTCCAGCTACCCCTGCTGATCCCCCTCCTGAAGTTCCTCCAGAAACTATTATTGGTTCTAGTGGTGATCCAATACTTTCTGGAGATGCTGATCCTATACTAGGTAAATATGGATATGAGACTACCCCTTGGGCATACATATATGGAGATTATTTAAAACAGACTGTAGGCTTGAGGGGTGACCCTTCAATCTATCAGCATCTTAGGTCTGAAGGATTAAGCAATGATCCTTTACAGAGAATGGTATACACACAGTTCTTGCTGGATGGTACTTATTCCGATTCCCATAGAGGAGCCTTGTATGGAGTACCTCCAGATCAGATAGCCACAAAAGATTCTATTGATAGTCGAATGGAATATATAATTGGTACTGGAAATCCCTATGCAGATTATCTAAAGGCTTATAAACCATTTAGTCAAAGTAAGACTATTGGGCTTATATATGATGTTATACAGGTATTAAGAGGTCAATCTGATTGGAGGGCGGAAGATGCTGAGACATATTCACCTGCGCAGCAGAGAAACTTTAGATGGGAACACAGATTTTTTAACGGATCAAATGCCCTTGATAACCAGAGAGCATTAGCAGCACTTCCTATTATGAAAAATACTCCTGTTCTTTTAAGACAGGAGACTTCTAATATACTGGGAATGTTGTATGAGAGATGGCAAGCTGATCCATCTAGAGATGAGAATGTAGGATGGCTTGAGCATGTCTATAATAATAAGTTCTTTGGACTTGCTGGTAGTACTGCAGATATCGCATATGGAGGATTAACAGGGGAAGACTATAGCCGTACAGCAGAACAGAATGTGAAAGATGCAGATACATCTCAACCGGGATGGACACCTAAGAAGGAAGTAGTACCTGAGAAGGAAGCACCACCTGAGAAGAAAGTAGTACCAGATAAAAAGGTAAGTACTAATCCTACTACTCAAGTTGCAAAAGAAGCTGTTATTCCAAAAGCAGGTCCGCCAAATACTCAGGCACTTCCGGGTCAGGAAGGGTACAACCTTCCAACTATTCAAGAAAAGATAGCACTATATAATGAGTTTGGTACACCGTGGTCAGAGTTTGAGGGGAGGCTGCCCATTACTTCAGGTAGTGGAATACTTCCTCCTGAGACTGTACCGAGCGTACAAGATTTTGTGTTAAAGTATCATACAAGTGCAGAACAGGAAGCTGCCTTCCAAAGAAGTAGGCAGTTTAGAGAATTTTCTGATAAGGGTACTATTTTCGAAGATAGTGGTAGATCTAGGATTACGGGATGGTTTGGGGGATCAAGGAAAAATCCTACTGTAGCAAGAGATGAAACTGGTAAAGTAGTAGCTCTTCCTTTGGGGTATTCAATGAATGTAGCGCGAGATCGTTTTGAAGACTGGGTTAATGAATAGGAGAATATAATGGTTACGCCAGCAACATTTGCACCTCTAGATGCTACATATCGTAACTGGCTTTCTGGGCAATTGGGTGGATATACAAATCCATTCCAGCAACAGTATATGAATATGAATGCTCCTATGGCACAGCTTGCTTACTATACTGCTCCTGCTGATACTAGATATTCTCCTGCAACTGGAGCTGCGACTAATCCTTATGGTCAATTTCTAAGTCAGGGTCTTGGCACTATGGGAGGATACGCTCCATTATCCGCAGAAGACTGGATAGGTAGGGCGCAAGGAGTACAGACAGCACTCGGCGCAACAACTGATCCAAGTATGGCACAGACAAGACTGCAGAGTAGATTCGGTGGTTCAGGTGGGCAGCAGTCTGCTGAAGAAGTTTCAAGAAACCAGCAAGCATTAGTTAATGCAGCAATAACAGCAAATACACCTCTTGCCTTAAGAGGCGAGACTAGTTCAATCCTAGATAGAATGTATGACAGGTGGGTAACTAATCCACTGTCTACTGGAAACTATCTTACTCATGGTATGGGTGATACAGGAGCATGGTCACAATTCTTCACTGATCAACAAAGAGCTGGCAATTGGGCTTAGTTAATGGCAAACCAATATGACTGGGGTTCTGATGATAATGTATTCTCGGAGTTCTTAGAACTTAATCCTGCTGCTGCTTATTACAGCTATGGAGAAGAGTGGGGCGCACCTAAGCAAACAAGACATTACCAGAACCAGTTCCAGAGTATTTATAACCAGTACTTAGGTTCTCTTGGCGGTATGCTCCGTCAGGGAGTTATGCCTACCAGTGCTGAAGATACATTTTCTGGATACTTAGAAAACTATGATTGGACTGATAGGTATACGTCTACACCTCCAACCATGAGAGGAGACTTTGACGCTCAGTTCAATCCTAGAACTAGACAGATTTATTTCTAATGTCTGAGCCATATAACCCTTATAGCAATCCACGAAATCAGCGATGGGTAGGAAACTTCCTTGCAACTTTGGGTTTAAACCCAAATAACTTCATGAAGGCCGTACAGGAAAACGGAACCGTATCTCTTCCTTCTGATATCCAGAGTATTGAAGATATCCGTAAACGATTTTCAGATCAGGGTATTCCTGTACCTGAATACTTGATGGAACTTGCTGCTGAGAATTGGGAAGATTATGAGGAGATCATCTTAGGTAAACCTATTAGACAAACTATTGGTCTTAATCAGTTTGGACCAGCAATACCTAAAGACGTTCTTAATAAGACAAGAGAACTTGAGAGTAAAGGGTATGTAAGGATTGGTGATTCGATCCCACATATTGAGAGTGGGAAAGAAACCAACTTATGGAAAGAGGTCTGGGCAAAGCCCAAGTATGGTCCTGTTCTACCATTTGGACAGGACTTAAATGCAGCCGAACTTCTTGGCGGACTTTTTGATAATGCTCAAAAGGAAGCATCAAGAAGGGATGAAAATCGGGACCTTGTTCATCCTATGCAACTGGAAGATACCGGTCTTCCTGACATACGTAACGGTGAAAGTTTCTGGAAAGAAGAGTGGAATAAAGCTCTCTCACGAGGAATAAGTGCTGCTCAAACATTTCTTCAACCCGGTTCAACTATGACGGATAGGTTTGCAGGTTCACGTCAAGAGATAGAAGCAATAGCTCCTGATATGAATCCTCTAGCAAAATCAGGATTGGCACTCCTTTCTTCTGCTACGCCAGCAATGGAGGTCTTTGATGATACAGTGACCCTTGGAGCTGGATACGCCTCTACTCAACAACTTCCTTCTTTGCATACGCTAGGCGGTTCTCAAGATGAAGGTGCGATGCGCACAAATAGTGGTGCTTTACAGCGTTATCAGTTTATGCAAACTTTAGACCCGGAGAATCGCCAATCTCCTGACTGGGCAAAAAGACAGTCAGCATACAAGCAAGCAAGAGATTCAGGAGAAGTTTCTTTAGCTGAACAGATATTTTATGAATCTTTTACTGATCCTTTTGTAATCGGTCCGGGTGGTGAAGTTGCATGGGCTTTTGGGTTAGGAAACAAAAAAGTTATTAAGAAGATGTCTGAAAAAGAAATAGCTAAATTTGCTGCAAATATACAATCCAGAGCTGTAAGAGAGGCTCTTGGACCTACATTTAAAGAAACTAATGGATTACTGAATATATGGAAGAATCAATCTGGTGGGACAGGAGCTGTAAGTTCGGAGTTTAGAGCAGCACTTAACCTAGTTACCTTTGATCCTACTGTAAATATAGATGCCTTTGGACCTAACTCTGTAGTAATGCGACAGCAGTTTATGAATTCTGGAGTACTAGAAGAAGAAGCTGACTTATTAACTCGTGCCATAGCAAATATGTCATCTAATGTAGGAGATGGAAATCCAGATGCGTTAGCAGGGCAGATTCAAATTTCCAAGATATCCGATGGTGCTGCCAACAGTGCCTTAGAACAAACAATAGAGTTTGATAATCTTGATGCTCCCATTGGGTTTACCTTTAAGATTTCTGAACCACAGAATACTGTTACTGGTCTTACACATAACTTTGATAATTGGATGGACTTGGTTGATACGATTGATCCTAGCTCAGGTTATGGTCGTAAGTTAACAAAGGCTGGATTTAATCCTACTGACAAGACCTTTTCTAAAAATGGTTTATTGGATCAGTTGCAGGGACAGAACCTACTTATGCCTGAAGGTCCAGAGTATGGTGCATTCTCAGGAATGAGGCTTCATAAGGAAGAACTTGTTGGTCTTGGTAT